CTATCCAATCCACCTAACCAGGGTAATATTTGCATCATATTTTTCTACCTTATGGTTTCCAACAACCATTGAATCCAGCACCTGCACTGATTTGATATACATTATCTGTCCATTGATGTATGCAACTGTAGCTTCTCCATCCTTGAAGTTCATCTGCTGGTTAGTAATGTTTATCTTCAGATTGCTGTTGTTATCACCGATGGTTAGACCTGTTACGTCATCGAATTTGAAGTACTGATTGATGTCTTCTACAGTGCTCAAATCAGCCTTTCCATTAAGCGCCTGTTCTATTGATGTTCCAGCATAGCTTATGTCATTATTTGTTAACCTTCCAGCTCCTAGGCTGAAAGTACCATCAGCAAGGTTAATCCAGCTGGATCCATTCGCTGATTGAAGGATTCCCGTCATTACTATATTTGCACTGAGCTCACCAGTTGTTACGAAGGAAGCATTGATCCTTCCATCATTGGTTATTGCGATTGGAAAATTACCATTGATTCCGGATGAACTGTAACCTAAGCCATTTATATTCCATCGCCAAATCTTCTGAGCTGTAGCTGGATCATCAGTATCCATGATGAGGATTTCACCATTTCGCTTTAGTACGTAACCTCCAAGGGCAGTAGTCAAAAGTGTAGTCGCATTTAAGATTGCAGCATTTAAGTCCGAATTATTCCTCTCAACAGTCTGGGCTAACACTTTTTGTGTGTCAGAAATCTTTGTAATACTCCCTGACATCCTTTCCTTGAAATCCCCGATCTCAACCATTGAAGTTCTGCCAAGAAGCAGATCCTTCTCAATGCTTATTACTCTTGATTTGTGGTCAATACCTAAGTCGAGATGCCTGCAGGTTACTGTATCCCCGAGCTCCACCTTAACCAAGTTCTTGAAATTCCTGTATTCTTCAGTGTTCTCCAGGTTTAACATATCAACTTTGATATTAGTGACTGGAAGGTCGCACTTAGAATCAGTGAAGTAGGAAGTAGCAGCCTCTCTAAGCTGTGTAATTGCCTGTTCTTCAGTTGTTTCCTCGTCTATACCAATATCTATCTCCACTTCCTTGATCCTTGGAAATACGTAGGAACTAACATACGGACTATCCGCATAAACTTCAGGAAGTTCCAGTCCATCTCTACCTTTTGGCCTGATCCTGGTTACTAAGGCATCGTAGTCTTCCGTTACTTCCACATCTAGAATATTCTTCCTGTATGAGATCGTTACTCCGCTATCCTGCCCTCTTTGGCCTAGAATCGAGATGAGCCAGCCGTCTAGTTTCAGTTCTCCATTCCAATTGGAGATAATGCTGTCGCTCCCCATGATGCAGTCTGTGACATTTCTATTTATGAAGTACTGAGTTGCTGGTGTTGAAATATCTGAGAAAGCTGTAAATGGGTGCAAATAATTAGCTGCCCCAAGAACATCTTCCAGGGCAGCCTGAGCTCCTTTATTAGTTGGCCTAATATCTCTGACTTCGTTATAGATCAAATCCCAGAACACATGACGTGAATATACATACAGGCTTGTCATCCCTTTCCGGGTCTTATATATCCTGAAGGGCTGGTCATAAGCGTGAATAATCCTTCCTTCAATGATCTCTTTCCATTTCCCAGTAGTATCGTAAATTGCTTCAAATTCAGCACTGTAAAGACCATTGAGAACTTCTTTAGAGGTAGCCTTAATAAGGTTATTAAGCACATTTATTCCGTTGGATATGAAGGTTGTTGCATCTTTTTCAAATAGCCTGATCAAACCTCCACCTCCTACAGATTTCGCCAGTTGGGCACTATCTCAAGCTTTGTTACTGTTCCGGTCCAAGAGATTGAGTTATTGCCTTGGACAAAACACCGGAAACTCTCCTTGCATATCGTTATTCTTTCCAAGTAGGTCCTTGTATGCCTCCTCGATTTCGCTGTTCAGGGTCACATAGTCCGTAACATTACTCAGAATCACATTAGCTGAATTCACAGTCAGGTTAATACTTCCAGAGCCAAACACAGTGATTATTGGCCTGGATGATGCAGTTCCAGGATTAACAAGACCTCCTGGTGCAGTTATGGTCTGGAGTGTTAATCCACTCTCCAGGTAACCGTATGGCTGGCATACGAACTTTAGCTTTACTGTTCTTAGGTAAAGTAGTCTCTTGAAGTCAATTGAACCACTTAACCTTGCCTTATAGAAAATATCAGGCTCACTTGATAGTACCAAGTTCCCACTTCCTCGTATCCATGACTTTATAGCATTAAGCTGGTCTACGTCCTTAAGTGTTATCTCTAGCTCTTTTTCAACTGGAGCTAAGTTTCCGTGATCCTGGAACAAATATCCATCCCGACCAGGAACCTTGAGAAATTCACCATCTTCCTTTGCTGACTGAATTGGAGGGAGAGTGTTCACAACAATGGAATAGTCTACTTGAACTCAATTCCATTAAACTTAAAGTATGCCCCCATCAGTATGCCCCTCCCCTCGATAATCTTTCGTCAGCAAGGCTTTTTGACATTAGTTCATCAAAGTAATCATAGAGGCCACTTGTAAGTTTCCTGCCATCAAGGTATACATCAACTTTCTTTGCTGCGATTTTGCCTTTAATAGGTAGATCATCTCCTTGAACTCATCACCCCGACCCACACTTAGGGACCTCATGGCATCAGCCATGATTGGGACTAAGCGATTAAGTGGCAGTATTGCTTCACCACCAGTACCTGACTCCCCACCTGCAAGAAACGAGCTACCATCAAATCCAAATATTGTAGGATCCAGCATAAGTCCGCCTTCTCTATACCACTTGATACCAAAGGATGGAACCTGCGGTGGTGAAAGGCTAAACTTTCCTTCTATCTCAAAGTGTGGAAGCTTGACCTGAGGCAGTTTGAATTCCGGTAGTTTCAAGTTCTTGAAGAAACCTACGATGGCCTCAATAGCAGATTTAACAGCATCCCTAGCCTTGTTTATGGAACTTGATACTGTGTTAGTTACTCCATTCCATACACTGATTCCTGTAGCCTTTACTGTGTCCCAGTTCTTATAGAGAAGTACCCCTACAGCTATAAGTCCACCGATTGCAGCAACAGCTATTCCTATTGGCCCTGTGATAATTGCTATGACTCCACCTGCTGCAGATATCGCCCCCGAAACTGCACTGAAGGCCGACACTGCTGCACCAACGATTGATACGACCTTACCTATGACAAGGATCACTGGCCCGACAGCAGCGGCAACAAGGGCAACCTTCACTACCATCTCCTGTTGCTCCTTTGATAGTCCCTGAAAGCTGTCCATGAGTGGCTTCACTACACCGATTAGGCTTTCAAGTATCGGTATGAGTATCTGTCCGAACTGAATACCTATTAGTTCTGCCTGTTCCTTCATTGCTCTTATCTTATTTGTTGGACTATCCATGGTTCTTGCCAAGTCTCCCTGGGCATTCTTGGTTGAATCAAGGATTACACCATACCTGGCTTGAACCTTCTGGGCTTCAGTAAGTTCTTCACCTTGCTTTGCTATTCCATTGGTATATGCATAGGTCTTTATTGTGTTGTCATTAACGAGTATTCCTAGAGCCTTCAGTGGCTCTGCTTCTCCTGATATACCAGCTCTTAACTTATTGAAGGCTTCATCTGGACTAAGGTTGTAAAAGGATGCCATGTCATAGGCCAGCTTAGTCAATCCTTCTGACATTCCTAGTGATTCATCTGAAGCAAGGCCCATGGAAGTAAGCATTGCATTGTAGGTAGCAACATTGCTCCTAACATTGTATGCATTAAGGCCAAGTGCCTTTGACATCTCTTCAGACCAACCTCTTGCTTCACCTTCAAGGCCACCCATGGACACTTCGAAGAGGTTTTCTGATTCTATTGCGTCCATTGCCATCTTTGTGGCTGCAGTTCCTATGCCCAGGATTGGAAGTGACACTGCAGTGGATAGGTTCATACCTACTGACTGCATCTTCTCACCCACTGCCTTCATCTTGTCACCAGCTTTATCAAGGGCTTCAGACAAAGTGTTCCATTCAGAGGTTTTTTTCTTAAGCTCTTCCGATGTATCTCTCAGTTCCTGCTGCATCTTGCTGAGCTCAGCATTGGCATAGTTCAGCTTAATCTTAAGGTTTTCAGAAGCCTTTGAGTCTTCACCCTTTTTATCTACACTTTCCTGGTAGCTCTTAGAGAGTGCTTCAACTTTGCCTTTTTGAATCTCAATCTGCTGGTTTAGGCTATCAGACTTAAGCTTCAATCCTTCTGCAGATTTCCCGAAATCACCAAGCTTTGCACTGGCTGCGGTAAACTCGCTCTGCACAAGCTTTAGGCTTCTCTGGATTTTATTGACTCCTTCCTGGAACCCTGTATCATCAAGACCAATTCTCGCAACTACTGTACTGCTTCCTCCAGCCAAATTTACCACCTCCCTTACAATGGAATGTTGTCGATTGTGTCTACTTTATTGTCATCAATACCATTTACTGCTTTGTATATATTGAACAGTCCATGAAGCTTACGTGGAGTGCTTTTCCAAAACTGTTCCTCATTCATCTTGAGGATTACAGTCCCCAAATAGTAAAGCCACTCCCAGTCCCATTCTATGGAACCTGAGTGGCTTTCACTTCCCCCGAGGTTTCATCAACCTCAGGCAATGCAATACTTAGTGCTTCATTGATCACTGTACCGAGCCTTTCAAGATCATCAAGGCCAAGCATAGACCCCACATTCTTCAGTGTTACACTTTTCATCCTCGACCTTGACTGCTGCGTATACCAGAGCTCTCACTGCCNTTATCTTCATCCTTTGGAGATCATCAAAGGCCTTGTTCAAATCACCGTATATCTCTTCCAGTTCACAAAATGTGTTTAGATTGAACTTCAACTCGTACTCCTGCACTCCAAGTCTGAACTTTATTCCTTTATCCTTTAGATTACTTCCTTTCAAAATTGCCTCCAAAAAAATAAGACTTGTAATTACAAATCTTATCGTTAAATATTTTTAATTGTCTATATGAGTTATATTTGGTCTACTCAAAGTAAATTGTGCGCGAATAATTTAATTACCCAAAATATTGCTTTGTCCCACAGCTTCTTCAATCTCTTTTCCAACTGTTATAAAGCCAGACATTACAACGTTAACTAACTCATCTTCAATTTCAGAAATATACCAAGTCCCATCCACTTTTACACATTCAATCTTCAGCGATTCTTCTTTGAAATTATCATTAGTAGTTTCTATTTTACTTTTCAATGCATCTTGAAACATTTGATTGATCTCATCATCTGTAGGCAACTCAGAAGAAAATGCCAGTGATGTTATTTTAATCATAAAGTCAAAAAATGTATCCCGAAATATCGGTCCCCCATCGATATACTTAACATCAACACTAACAACAGCTTTATCACCAGTAGTTTCTATTCCTGAAACCTTAAAGGTCATTTTTGATGCATTAGTCTTTAGATACTCGACGAAGTATTTGATTATCTCATCTTCCTCAACAGAAATAAGTTCCTTTGTACCAGTAATGTGCTCAGTATTGCTTGGCACTATAGATACCGCCATTACTTGTGTGTCTAACTTTTGCGCCGCAGAAAGATAATTGTTAATTGGATCCTCTGGTTTTGATTTACTTCCGCACGCCGAGATAGATAGCACCAACAGACATAATGTGATTACTAAGATGATTTTTCTCATTACTACCCCCATAATTATATTCTTGCACTTTACTTACTCCTTAAGTAATTTCCGTACATCAATATAATATCATATTATCACATGATATTGCACTTTTAAATAAACTATGAGTGGTAGCATAAATGGTTGATAAAGTTATATTGGAGTAGGCTCTGCTGGAACAGCAGTAAACCATCCAGAAATTATTGTTGGATCTGCTCCAACTTCATCTTCATCTGCAATAAACCTGTAGTTACCATCGAAGTCCCTGGCAAAGAAGGTCCCCTTAAGCTTGGAGCTCTTTGGTGCAGGCTTTCCTGCTTCAGTATCAAATTCATCTGATGTCAGCTCGAACTTACCCTTGAGGAGCCACACGAACCTGTACTTCCCATTTGCTTTCTTTGATTTGAATCCCATGGCAATAGTTGGTGGTAGATCATCCTTACTTTCAATGAGAACACCCTTTACAACCTTTGCTCCCTGGAGTGTGGCTCTGCTTGTAAGTGAGAGCTGGTTCAGCTCTATCTCAACTTCCACACTGTCGAATGCTGAAATAACGTCCTCAACTATATCATCAGAGTATATGTTCTCTGAGTTCACTTTAGGAGATATTTTTGCACTTACCGCTCTCTCAAGCTTCTCTGGAACTCCATAGGTTGCTCCAGTTCCATCGTCCTTAGTAACAGTAGCTATGTGAATATCTTTAAGTCCAATTTGTCTTGGCATTTTATCCCTCTCTTTCTTCTAGGTAGTAGTACCTCAGCGCTTTATGGTAAATCCCTGTATCCGGTTCATAGAGATCAGCTTCATCTATTCTAGTAAACCCGGCATTCCTCATCTGGCTCTTCACTTGAATCACTAGGATTTCATAATCAATCTTAGACCATATATCAACCTGCAAATATCTACCTGTCAGGCTCTCCTCATCATCTTCGTAGGCTTCACCGGCTTGGAAGTATTCATGGAATGTTATGTATTGAGTGGCAGCACCTGAATGCTTCTGAAATTTTACAGGGACTCCAAGAGGGGTCAAAGCTTCTAGTATCTTCTTATTCAACCTCTTCCAGCCCCCTTTCAAGTTCTTCTCTTATCACATTAGTGATTTCTCTTTGGTTTTCTTTAAGTGACTTCTCAGCCCAATGCTGAGCCGGTATCTTCGAAGTACCAAATTCAGAAAACTTCGAATAGAAGAATTCTGATGCATCATCCTTGGTTGGCCCGATGTTTACAAAATCTATCCCGTCAACCTTCTCTTTCTTAGATACTTTGATGTGATCAGCCATGTGTTTCTTAGTATCCTTGGATCTGGGAGCTTTTTCTTCCATGCTTTTCTTAACCAGGTCACCAGCTTTACTCAATGTTCTTTTCTTAATTGTCTCGCCCTTATCTCCAAGTTTATTAACCTTATCAATAAGCTCCTGTATCCCTTCAAGAGAAATCTTAGCCAATGGGATCCACCTCCTTTGCCTGTATCTCTACATACTCATTCCGATACTTGATGTTATCTATGGCGGTAATGTTGTAGACCTTGCCTTGAAAGAGGATCTGCATCGATTGGTCCAATCCACTCATATACCTTATAGTGAATTTCACTGTATTCTCAGCTTGTACAGCCTTAGCTGTAAAGAACTCCTTCCCATGAAGGTTGGATACCTTAGCCCACACTTCCTTTAATACTTCAGGCGTCTCCACCTCATACCCATTCTCATTAGTTGATATTGTGACACTCTGAATTGTAATTCTATGTCTCATTTCACCAATGGTCATGATTACCACCCATCTTTCCTGTATGGGCTTAGTAGGCCAATCATCACATTGATGACTTCCTTCATATTCAGATCTTCCCTCTTCTCGTATAGGTTAGCAATGCAGTATAGGACTGCTTGTCTTATGGACTCAGGAACAACTGTTAACTCTGTCAGTGGGAACCTTAGGATGTTCTCACATATTTCCTCACTTGTACTAATGAAAGAGGAGATGAGTGCATTGTCCTCATCTCCATCTATTTTCAAAAACTGCTTTGCTTCTTCGAGCGTAACCAACACACTCACCACCTTTTATGCATATAAAAAGAGACCTATTCGGTCTCTTAAGCATCATTTTTTGTTCTGTAGCAGCAAGGTCAAAATATAGTTATTCAAGCTTCTATTTACACTCTCGGCTTCTTGCTTTAGTTCTTCTTTTAAGTCTAATGGTAAAGTCAGCAATATTCTGGTCTTATCCTTTCCAACCAACCGTCATCACTCCCGATTCATATTTATGCACAATTCATGCTAATGCTAATGGTATCACAAAATACATGAAGAATTAAAGTATATTCTTTCTATTTACGGAATATAGATAGCTAATCAGGAGCCTCTGACCACTTGCTTACTCAGAAAGCATTAGACCTGCAGCCTTAAGTTTTGCTATCAATGCATTCAGATCAACTACCACTCCAGCCACAGTGGAAGCTACACTGTCAGCCTGCAAAGCTGCAGGCTTCATTTCACTTCCAGAGAAAGAGAGCTTCCCACCGGTTACGATGTCAAGCTCTCCTCCAATCACTGTCTTTTCTCCACCTTGCTCTGTGTAGTTCTTTACGTTACTCAAATTACTTCACCTACGCTTTCTGCTGGAGGACCTTTATGGCCTCTGGAAGTATGAGCTTTCCATCAACTCTCTGAGTTGCTTTGAATCCTACCTGACCTGTAGCAGCATATAGCTCGTTCAGCCTCTGGAATGATCTACCCTGCCTATCTGCTACCCAATAGTATCCGAAATCACCAAAGGCTATGGTCTTAGCACTTGATGCTATAGTCGGCACATAGGCTGAAGTCTTAACGGGCTTATTTAGGATTGTATCAGGAGTTCCAGCAACTAGTGATGGTGTCCAGATGTACTGCCCGTTACCATCTTTCAATTTTCTTATGACCTTAACAGTCGCATCATTCGTGACAAAGACTGCATTTTTTCTGTACGGCGATTTAAGACTATACATCAAGTCAATTATCTCGTCCGCTGTAATAGCCGTTGCTGTAGCTGCAGTTACACCGAGTGTAGCTCCACCTGTTGCATTGAATATTCCTGTTGGCTTTCCTGAACCATCACCTATGAAAAAGGCCTCTTCTTCCTTTGCTCCTATCCTTCTTGCAAACTCCTTTGCAATGTATGCTTCAAGGTTGAATACACTATCATTAAGCAGTTCCTCGGAAACCTTGATCATTGTAGATAGCTTGAATGCTCCAATCGAAACGAGTCCGAAGGAATCATCTGATTCAGGAATTGGCGCTTCTTCTTCAACCCATGACGCCGTCCCCTTTGATGCGACAATCGGTATTTTCTTATCACCTGATGATGTGTTTATGATCTTGGCCAGGCTCCTGAATAAATTCTCCTCCTCAAGTGCCTGTATTAGGACCTTCTCAAACTCATCTGGCGCAAGGTAACCACCTTCGCTGTCAGTTCCTATCTGCAGAGCATTCTGGATATCGAAACTATTCTTGCTTCTCAGTGCTTTCCAGAAAGCAGCTTTGTACTCATCAGTTGCCCTACCAGTTTTCATCTCCATTCCACCATTTGGCTTCATGGTTATGGGGGTATTGACCGCCTTAGAAAGCTCAAGGTCGAGTGCCTGCTGCCTTTCAAGTCTATCAATCTCCTTTCCAAGATTCATAACATCAGCTTCCATCTTGTCGTAAGTTGCAGTGTCTTCTGCAGAAATAAGTCCGTCATTACCTCTCTTTGCATCAAGGAATGCCTTTGCAGCATCCCATGCTTTTGCTCTTTTCTCTCTAAGTTCCAATATCTTATTCATTCATTTCCTCCTAATATTTCAAGAGACTTAATCTCTTATCGAGTTCACTTATTGCTGTCTTCTTTTCCTTTTCCTTCTCAGGAAACTTCTCCTTGAGGGAGTTTAGTACAGTCATCTTGCTGAATACTGCACCTTCTATGGAATGTGCCCCTTCCTTTCCATTCTCAAACATGACCTCATCTGCAAAGCCAAGCTCCACAGCTTTTTTTGCATTGAACCAGCTTTCAGCATCCATGAAATGAGATAGCTTGGTTCTTGATAGCCCCGTCTTTAACTCATACGCATTGATTATGCTTTCCTTCACTTCACCAAGCATTGCGATCGCCTTCTCCATTTCCACAGCATCGCCAAAAGCCATGGTCATGGGATTATGCACCATTAGCATCGAGACCGGGGACATCATGACCTTTGCTCCGGCCATTGCTATGACCGAGGCTGCGCTTGCTGCAAGGCCATCTATTTTCACGGTCACATTACCTGGATACTCCTTCAACATGTTGTATATCTGGCTGGCAGCTATGACATCGCCACCTGGAGAGTTGATCCATATTGTTATGTCACCACCTCCATTCATGAGCTCTGACTTGAACATCTTTGGTGTGACCTCATCTCCGTACCAAGTCTCATTCGCTATGGCTCCATCAAGGTACAAGGTTCGTCCTTCATCGCTTTCCACCCAGTTCCAAAACTTTTTTAGTTTCATTTTCTTTCTCACCTCCTTCGAGATTAGGTTCCGTCAGTTTTGGCACACTTGCCATATCCATCATTGCTGCATTTACCATGTACTTGTTGCCTCCAAGCTCCTCCGGTATCAGGTTCATCTCCTCCAACTCCCTTATGTCATTAGCTGACATTATTCCATTCTGTCTCATAGTCTGGTAGAAACTTGCCCTCGAAGCAGCATCACCTCGAAGCCTTCCGTTTAGGTTGAACTTAACGAAGTACTTCTTTTTGTCGTCATATGAAAACAAGGCCTTTTGCATGGACTGCTCAAGCCTTGATACCCAGGGGACTATTGTGTTGTCTATGAAGCTTATCGACTGGTGTTCGATATTTGAAAATGTCGCCCTATCAAGTGACGCCACTAGGTGTGGTGGTACCCGGAATATTCTGCATATCTCCTCGGTCTGAAACTTCCTTGTTTCCAGGAACTGTGCTTGCTCCGGAGGTATTCCGATGCTTTGGAACTTCATGCCTTCCTCAAGGACTGCTACTCTATGAGCATTGCTGCTGCCCTGATACACAGCATTCCAGCTATCCCTCACTCTCTTTGGATCTTTCACTACGCCTGGATGCTCAAGGACTCCTCCTGGATTAGCTCCATTGGCGAAGAATGTAGCTCCATACTCTTCTGTCGCGATTGCCATACCAACAGCATTCTTTGCCATAGCTATTGGAGAATATCCAACCAGACCATCAAAGCCAAGTCCTGGAATGTGCAGCACATCCTCAGACCTGAGCTTGGTTGAACCAGATTCATTCCTGTATTCGTAGATCAGGTCTCCATTGAAGTTCCTATCTACAACTATTCGATCTGGGAGTAGCGGATACAGCGATAGCACATTACCTCTACCATCTCTGATGATCTGAGCATAAGCATTTCCCCAAAGTAAAAGATGACTCATCAGTGTTTCTCTAAACACAAATGAAGTCATCTCAGGATTCGGTTCATCATGGAGGATCCGATATAACCTATGTTCCAAGGCCTTCTCCTTACCGTTTAAAGTGTGCTCATACACATGTAGTGGCAAGCTGGCTATTGTCTCAGCCAGTATCCTTACACATGCGTACACCGCTGTTGTCTGCATTGCTGTCCGCTCATTTACTGTCTTACCGCTGCTGGTGCTTCCAAAGAAGAAGCTATAATTGCTGCCATAGTATGTATTTGCGATTGGCTTATCTCTTGATCTGAATAGCCTTCCAAGTATAGGTATCTGCATTTGCTACCTCCTCCAACTAATTCTGTGCAAACTAAAAGCACCTCTTTCGAAGTGCTTGGCTGATAATTCTATTCTCCATAAAGTATGAATTCCAGGTATTCTTTCTTATGCTCGTCAATGAACAATACTAATTCGAAATAGTCATTATTGTATGCTTCTCGTTGGACACCATAAATATCAAACATCGAATACTTACCTGAATCTCGGATGTCTAAAATTTGCTCCTTAAGCTTGTCCGTTAAAAGTCCAGGTTCTGCATAGTAACATCCGTACCGGCAATAAGAATGCCCTTCAGATTCACAAAGCACACCGTCCTTAGCACCTTCAGCCTTTACATAAATACAGTGGTAGACTCCATTAGTGTCCACGAACATAGCATGTAGGTTCTGCTCAATGAAGGGATAATCGTCCAAGAGGTTAGCTGCAAAGTTGTCGTATTCAGCTTGGGTAAGCTCCACAATCTCTTCGATGACAAACTGTGTGCCTTCAGAGAGCCTTGTAGCCCTCGACTTCAGTTCTGTCACATCAACTGGCTTCCTTAAGAAAACAGCCTTAGCCATTGCGCTTACCTCCTCGGATCCCATCGTAGTTGAAGTTGCCTTTCCTGATCTCAGCATTCTCAGCCTCGACTGCCTTCTTGTAGTCCTTGTACTTAGTCTCCTTTACCATGCACTCCATGCATATGCAGTCGGTGTTGAACATTGACATTATCCTTCCATCCTTAAGTTCCTTGTGGCACCTGTCGCAGCGTGTCTGAGTGAAAAACCTATCGCTCACCTTTCTTCCTCCAACTCTTCCAGGGCACTCCTGAGTTCCTCAAGAATGTTGCTTGCATACTTCTGAGTAGTGATGTTGACCTTCTTTCCAATTGTCTCCATGTCTCCTTCAACCATCTCGATAAGTCCTTTCAAGAGTTCAACTGCTTTGTTATCCTGTACCTTGATTCCTGTTGGGTTGAGCTTTCTGAATGTACCTTCTTTGATAAGGCTCTGTAGCTCTGTCTCGCCATACATCATCACATCTTCATTGATGTTCTCAAGGATGAAGTCGCTGCCCCATTTTCCTATTATTTTGCAGACTGCCTTGCCATTCTTTGTGATTAAGAAATCACCTTTTTTCATACACAAACCCTCCTCGGTTATCTTGTTATTACATATATCACTCTAAAAGCTATATATAGCAAGTTAATCTTGAGATTTATGTATTAGTTTAACACCAGGATCCCGCGATCATCATAGACACTGCCCCTTATCTCATTCCTGATGGCTCTATCCAATGCCATGATCAAGGCAACAGCTCCGTCAATCTTCTCTGTGCTTTTCTCCTTATCCGGCTTTATGTTACCGGCTGGATCTGTCTTGACGTAGATGTTGTCCATCATCCAGCGGAGCACAGGATTCCCTCCATGGGCTATCTTCTTCTCTAGTGTCAGCTTCATTAGCTCCTTTGTAGGTGGAGACATGTCCTTGTAACCTTGGCCAAAAGGAACCACAGTAAAGCCCATTCCCTCCAGGTTCTGGACCATCTGCACTGCTCCCCATCTGTCGAATGCAATTTCCTTTATGTTGTATTTTGTCCCAAGCTCCTCAATGAAGTTCTCAATGTAGCCATAGTGGACCACATTTCCGTCCGTTGTTTTTATGAAGCCTTGCTTCTCCCAGGTATCATAAGGAACATGATCCCTTCTTACCCTGTTCTGAAGGTTATCCTCAGGGATCCAGAAATATGGCAGTACTATGTATCTCTCATCTTCGGTTCTTGGTGGAAACACAAGAACAAATGCTGTTATGTCTATGGAACTTGAAAGGTCTAAACCAGCGAAGCACTCTCTTCCTCTCAATTCATCTGGATTTACTGCAAAGTCACATTCATCCCAGTGGTGCATCTGCATCCACCTGACTGATTGCTTAACCCAAATACATAATCTTAACTGCTTAAACAGATTCTCCTCTGCAGCATTCTGCCTGGCATTCTCACAGGCAATCTTGATCTTATCTTCCTGGACTGTTATTCCAAGACTGGGATTGGCTTTCTTCCAGACTTCAGGATTTGTCCAATCATCATTTTCATTAGCAGCATAAATTGTAGGGTAGAATGTTGGATCAACCTTTCTCCCCTCCATGATGTCCATTGACTTCTGATGGAGCTCGTAACCTATGCTGTTGAAGTCATTTCCTGCTGTTGTGATTAGGAAGTTCACTGGCTGTCTCCTTGCATCAGATGCTCCATGAAGCATGACATTCATCATCTCCCTGTTGGCTACATGAGTCTCATCAAAGAGCACCGCTGTTGGTGAGATACCATGCTTCGAGTATGCCTCGCTTGAAAGCACCTGATAGAAAGAGTTCATTGCTGGGTACACGATTCGCTTTTGCGATGCCACGACCTTTAGCCTTTTCTTTAGAGCCGGACTTAATGAGATCATGTCCACTGCCACGTTGTAGATTAGGCTGGCCTGGGCTCTGTCTGCAGCGCAGCTGTAAATTTCAGCTCCTCGTTCACCATCTGCTGTAAGCATATAGAGAGCCAGTGCAGCTCCCAGTTCAGTCTTCCCCTGTTTCTTGGCAATTTCCACATAGGCAGTTGTTATCTGCCGGAATCCGTTTGGCTTGATGATTCCAAATATATTCCTGATTATCGTCTCTTGCCATGGGAGGAGCTTGAATGGCTGATTGTACCATTCACCTTTGGTGTGCCTCAGGTTCTCAATGAACCTTACAGTATGGTCAGCCCTTTCAGGTATGTAGGTTGATGTTGGCAGCATGAACTTTGTAGGGACAAACAGATCGCTTTTCTTACTAGCCAGTTATCTCACCGCATTCTTTTGGAAAATTGAGAGAAGCAAACTCACCAAATAACATTAATGCTGCATTGTCCCTAACCTTAGCTGCCAGCCTCGAATCATCGAAGGTACCTATGTGATATTTCTTCCCACAGAGATGTATGTATGCTTCAAAGGCATTCTCACGTTTAGCCTTACTTACTCCGATGTACCCTGAGGTGTTTGTCCTCTTGAGGCTCTGATTGAAGCAGTTTTCCTGATGATTGCAGATCCTTAGATTCTTTCTTCTGTTGTCTAACCTGTCCCTTGAGATATGATCCACTTCCATACATGATGGATAGTTTAGGATCACCTTGTGTAGCGGAACAACCTTACCTTTTCTCTTTGTTGAAATATATCCTTTTTTGGACAGGTGCCAGCTATGCTTTCGTATCTTATCATAATCAACCTTATCAAAAGTAAAAGCCACACCATTTCTGGTGTAGCCTGTAATGTAGGACTCTCTTTCAATGATCACATATGTCAATCCCCAGCACCTCCCTTCAGAAGTAGGAGCTCCATTGGATCATCACTCTCCAACGGCTTATCTGTGACGATTCTACTCCTCGCTGAAGGAGTCAGACCGAACTGTTCACAGAACCTATTCATTATCTTCAAGTAAGTCTGAGCTATTGAAACCTGCGGGACCTGCTGCCAATAGCCTGATGGAGTCTTTACTATGGTTCCATGCTTAGTTATGAACTCCTCCGCTTCCTTCCACCTGGCATATGCCTGACAGTATCCAGCGAAGGCTGCCATGTCTACTTCAGAGAGGACTCCCATGGTCTCAAGAAGCTTTCCGGTCCTTCGCCATTCCTTCTTAGCTTCAGCATCAAGCCACACAGGACACTTGGGCATCTTCTTATCCGGCTTAGGTTCAAATTCGTTTAGTGCTCGCTTTCCTGGATTTCCTTCCAGGACCTTTATAGCTGTTGGCTTTGGTTTTCGTCCTCTTGTTGCCATGGTCATCACCTCCTCCCATAAGAAAAGAGCCCGAAGGCTCTATCAAGTGTTCTTCTATTTCTCAATCTTTGGTTCCACTCCTCTAAAAGCTGAGTTTCCGCCAAGGCCTTTAAGAAGGGCTGCTCTATTTCCCTTGTGCTCCGAACCGTTAAGTCCTAACCTGATTAACCATACCCGCAGTGCGTACTTTGGATTTTCATCCTGTGAGGCTTTGTATGAAGCGTACTTCAGTTGCCTGGCTTGATTTGCTGCAGCCTTTAGGACTTCTCTTAGTGCTTTGACCTTAACCTCGCTGATGCCATCCGCGCTAAATTCCGCAATGGGAACCGGCCCACTTAGATTGATTTGAAACCCCTTCAGACGGGGCCTTAAAGGCTCCAGGTTCGCTTCAAGCTCCTTGAGGTCCGTTACCTTGGCCTCTGCCAGTTCTTCGGCAACACCGGCCCCAACAGGCTGCCAGTCAACGCCCAAGGCAAGAGTCAGAAGCTTCTGTTTGCTGGCGAGCATGTTGATAAGATTCCTAATCGTTGCTCCGGTGTGGCCTTGGAGACTAATCACAATTGCTCCCTTCTGTGTTGATGGGCTCTCACCCATAAGCTCTCGCTCTGTGAATATTATCTCATCCTCAGTAGAACCGCTGTTCAGTATGCTCTCAACGAATCTCTCCACCCCATTTGAATCAAGAACCTCACCGATTCTTGTGATAGTGTAGGTTGTCTTTCCGTCTGTAATTTCGTAGCTGAAGGTTGGGGCTCCTTTGTACTTTGCTTTTGCACCCAGCTTCTCCTCTACCGCCTTGATGACTTCCTTCTTGTCCATTCTCAATACCTCCTGTGTTTTCTTGGTAGTGTATATATCACTCTAAACACAGGTTATAGCAAGCTATTATTTTGATTATGACTCCTTAGACCTTACTTCTTTAACAAGGTCAGCATATGGTATCTTCACGCCATCTCTCTCGACATAAACATCTTTATCAGAGCCTACAAAATTTGCGTACCTTCGCAATGCCACGCTTACGTATTTTTCATCAAGATCCATTCCAAAGCAAATTCTATCAGTCTGCTCACAGGCAATCATGGTTGATCCAGATCCCAAGAACGTATCCATCACAATTCCATTGACTTGAGATGAGTTCTTTATTGGGTATGCTAAGAGTCCNATTGGCTTCTCNGTTGGNTGNCTCTCATTCTTCTTNGGTTTATCNAAATTCCATACNGTTGTCTCAGACCTNCCNGTNTACCATTTGTGNTTNCCNGTNTTCANCCAACCATANAGTATNGGTTCATGGATCCAGTTGTAAGGACTTCGCCCAAGGACCAGAGAGTTCTTTTTCCAGATGCAAACTCCACTAAGATGAAAGCCTGCATCTACGAATGCTTTCCTGAAATTGAGCCCCTCGGTGTCTGCATGGAATACATAAATCGAAGCTCCAGGAGCCATGTTCGCTGCCATGTTGTTGAATGAATCCAAGATGAACTTATAGAACTCTTCACCCTTTAAATCATCGTTCTTGATTGAAAGCCCTGATCCACCGACATAGGAGACTCCATAAGGCAAGTCTGTAACAACCAGGTTNACTTTCTTTCCATTGGCAAGCTTCTGAACATCTTCAGCCTTTGTTGCATCACCACAAACTAGTCTATGTCTTCCAACAATCCACACATCACCACGATTGACGAAACTTGCTTCCTCGAGGGCTTTTGACAGGTCAAAGCCATCGTCTTCTTTAACATCTTTATCATGAAGCTTCGTGAATAGCTCATCTATCTCTGGTGGATCGAATCCAGTGAACTTAAGATCATAATCGAGACCTTCAAGGTCCTTGAGAAGATCTGCGAGCAGGCTCTCATCCCAGAATCCTGATACCTTATTCAGAGCCACATTAAGTGCCTTTTCCTTTGTTTTGTCGATATCAATTACCACGCAGTCAATTTCTTCGACTCCAAGGGTCTTAAGAACCGAGATCCTTTGATGGCCACCAATCACAGTCCTGTCCTTATTCACTATAACAGGATCAACATAACCGAATTCCTTTATGCTATTCTTGATCTTCTCAAACTCACTATCACCAGGCTTCAGCTTCTTCCTGGGATTGTAGCTGGCCGGTATCAGATCATCTATTCTTAGTTTCTTAAATTCCATGTTCTACCTCTCAATGCTTATTGTTTATCTTGTTCAGTCCAAAATCTGAACTTGATATAGTGATCATGACTACAAAATCTACGATTTGTATTTCCATAACTTTGAAACTCTACCCCACAATATTTACAGGTTATTTTCTTGAAGGCAGTCTCCTTAGGTTTTCGATTGCCGGGATGGATCTGCCACCAATTTCTACGGCATACATCCGAGCAGAACTTACGCTTTCTCCCAGTTGATGATTGAATTAGCTTTTTATTGCAGTGCCTGCAGATCAGGGATGAATTCTTCTGTTCCTCTAGGTTCAAAGCCACAACAACCGAACTGCCACCAATGCCATGCCTCTGGCAGAAGCTCCTGACATTGTTTCGATTCATTCCCATTGCTGCTGCAATTGCCTTGTATCCGAAGCCATTTACCCTTAGTTCAGTTATTTTTTGTCGTTCTTCATCAGTCATGTTCTTCACCTCACCAGAAACAAAAAACGCCTCGGTTGGCTCACTTCTGAGCTCACCTTAGCGTTCATACTTATTTATCTTGTAGTGTATATTCTTGAAAGGCTAGTTATGAGGACTGCTCTGTCACGAGTACTTCGCAACATGGGAAGATTGTGTAATGTCTCTCAAATTATTTGCCTATTAAATTTACTATTTCCTCATAAGTTATTTCCTTGTAACGGTTAGGTGAATATAAAGAATCAGTCGTTTGTGGGATTTTTAGTAATAATTTCTCAATATCAAATATGTCAGGCAATTTATTACGGTCATCATTTATGAGGCATATGTACTCTCCACTTACTGGGTCAAACATATGATGACTAGTTACGACTGTACCATCAATTATATACAAAGAATTCTTCTTGGTTATCAATCATCTTTTCATAAATAAATTCAAATAATGCTTCTTTATCAATCTTTATTACTCTACATGTATTGTTTTTTAAGTGTTTGACCTTGTTACTTCCCATAGTATACTCAGTCCTCCGATTCGACTAGAAATATGAGTCGCCATATCCTACTATTGCGAATCAATTACTTACACAATCAGTATAACCAATTATTTTTAACAATTCTATGTCTCAAGCGCATTTCATAGAGATTCATACCTTAACTAATACGCAAAACCCAATATTCTAAATTGCTTGTATCCCAATGATTAAGGTGCTTTCCGGCACCATTTCGCGATACCCCCCTTATGAAATTTCGCGAAAATTCACGTGTTGGGAACGCGCGTTCGAAACCCCTTGAGCCCCAAGGGTTTTCAGCCCCCTACCCCTCATGTAACGGTTTCAGTATTTGTATGAAACATGCATATCTTCCACTCGAGTTTTCCGGTTGTGACACCTTGTACATAGTGGTTGCCAGTTGGTCTCATCCCAGAAGAGGATCATATCACCTCGATGAGGTATGATGTGATCAACCACAGTTGCCTTGGTCAGTGACCCAACCTGCATGCACCTTACACACAGAGGGTGTGACTCAAGGTACTTCTTCTTAACCTTACGCCACCTGCCATCATAGCCTTTGTCTGTTGAGCTTAGCACTGTTGCTGCATGCTGCTTGGCATGAACATCGCAGTACTTGCCTGCAGTGAGCAGCGGACAACCAGGCTGCTTACAGGGCTTCATTGGTTTCCTTGGCATACAGCTTCCTCCCTAAAGTTAAAGCCCTGAGATTACTCTCAAGGCTTATTTAAATTCTTTCACAATTACATATTATCACAGTTTGGAGTGTCTTTTAGTGTCCTCTTAGTGTCCAGTTTTGCTTGTTAACTCACAAATGAGACTTCTTCCCCAAAAATAAAGCCCTGAGATTTCTCTCAAGGCTTACTTACATTCTTCCACAACTACATATTATCACAGATTGAGGTGTCTTTTAGTGTCCTCTTAGTGTCCAGTTTTATTCAGCCACTAGTTTTCATTGTCTCGCTTTCAGTCAGAATTCCATTTACTGTATTTGATACACGAATATGCTTCTCCAAGACCTTCTCAGCCTCACTCAACGCTCGATTATGAAGTTTCAAAATCCATCTTACATGGTATCCAAGCAACTCTGAGATCTCATCCCATTGTTTGTTCTTAATATACCTGAAGTCGATTATTGTTCTATGTAGTGGATCTTCAATCTCTAGGACGAATAGCTCCATCTCGTTCTTTAGTTCATACAGCTTATCGATATCCCTATTTATTTCTTGTTCAAGCATCACCATCTTCACAATTGTATTCTCCATAGGACTTTTCTGTTTACTCGAACTTACCCGATCTTGTCTAAGACTTGATGTTATTCGCATTGTTCTAGCTTTCAACTCTTCTTTCTGACTCAGCTTCATGTTGATCTTCTGGTCCAGAAAGTACGCTTGACTCAAATATTTTTTCACATCCATTCGCATCCCTCCAATTCTTTCAAGCTTGCTCTCACTTCATCCAAACTTGTCACTTTGTAAGCTTTGCCGCCAGCCTCTTTGATCTTCTCAAGAGCTACTGACTGCAGTTTGGTAAGTCTTCCCGTCTCTGTTTTAACTTCAAAGGCCAAAAAGTTTCCTCTGTAACAACAAATGATGTCAGGGATTCCAGTAGTTCCGTACATACCACCATGCTCCTTCCAACAGAAGCATTTAGGTTGAGACTTAAGGTATTTAAGGATTTTCGCCACGACCTGTTTTTCTAACATATATTATTAATTATCCTTTATTATTATATATATGTTTCCTCTGTTACCTCATTTTATGTGTACACACACCTCGTATAGGAGCACATTAAATTACACGTACGTTTTATCTAATCATACATATATATACTTATGTGTCCGGAAAAACATGGAAACAGAGGAAACAACGGTAACATGCTTTGGTTATTTTTCAGTTTTTACGATGAGTGGAACTGCATTTTCTTCACTCGGATCCAATTGAATCTCAATGACTTTACACGATTTCCCATTGATTCTTTTTTGATACTGCATCCTGGTGTTCCCTTTCGTATCCTTACGCGTGGTGATATACCCTCTGTCTTTAAAACCTCTGATCACTTTGCTGTAATCGAACCCTACTTCCTCCAATGCAGCCCTTAAAAATGCTGGAATTATGTAGTAAGTTGAGCCGTTGCAGATGCCATATGTAACTTGCGTGTCGTTTGTAAACCTGGCGGTATTGCTTACAAGCCAGCCTTCAACATACTCCCAAGCTCTCTCAATGGTATCCACTTTCTCCAGTTGTTTGTTGTTTCTGAGAGCAGCATATCCCAATGAAACCGCTTGATTCCATGCTTCATCGTTAGATATTTCAAACACTGATACTGATGACAGATAATCACCGAGGCAAACTACAGCCACATTATCCAGCTGACTATTTGCTTTACTCTTATCTTTCTGTTGATAATATGAACTGATGTCATCTCTAAGCTTTGTATATACTTCCTTCAGATGTTTCTTGCCTTTACCATAATTCGAAAGAATGTGGCGAAGATATTCCTCTCCACCATAACCGAAGTTATTCTCGCTTATTATGTGGAGTTCATGAGCGAAGTCTTCATCATCCACAGGTTTTGAATAAAGTTCAAGGACCCTGGACAAGACTCCATCGTTGGAGTTCTCCTTTGAAATAGGCTGTTCACCGGTGGTTACCACGATATTGTTCCATTCGGTTTTATCTTGAAGTCCGCCTTCTTTTGCTCCTCTTAACCTGCCAAATCCCATGGAGAGCCCATAGATTATTGTCTCCGCTGATATTCTTCTATCATTCAGCACTTGCAGTTCATCGATGGCAAAGGGTAGATTATTGAGTGCTCCTGCCATTCTCTCAAGACCTACTGATGTAGCGTTAAAACTCGCCAGAAGCACCTTTGGATCACCCCAAACACTTAAGCCAAGCTTTACTGCAGCAGTCTTACCACTCTTTGAATCATGCCATATATGCACAAAGAATATTCTATGCTTCAGGGGGCTCTAAGTAAAGGGTGATGCAAAAGATGTCTGATATTAGAAACCTAGCGATAGGGTTCTCTTCTCGCCTTAAGCACGTTCTCCTTCCAGAGCTCATTAGCTGCCGTCCTTGTGGATAGCTACCATTATGTCTGTTCCTTCCTTGCTGGCGCTGTCATAAATAACTTCATTCTTTGGTTACGAATGGATAGAATTGATTGCATTTATCAAACCAACCAATCCTAGAAATGGACTTAGTTAATCGGTATTCCTTCGGCATTCCTTAGGTCATAATCCCACAGATACTTTACAAGATCTCCTGAGGAATCAGAGCTTACTTGTATGCCATTGTCCGCAAATTTCATTATGGAATTCTTGTTGAAGACCTGGGACGGTGAAGTTATTATTCGCTTCCATTTCCTGTTGTTAAAGTATGCCAGCTCCACCTTCGCTGAGTTATCATCGATGTTCTCAAACTTTCTGGAGATGACAATAGGCGAGGGACATATTGTTGATACAACTGTCCCCCCGCTCGAAGTTGAATATTTTCTAACACCATTCTTCAAGGTTACATCCCATCCATGTGGTTGGATTGCTCCTCTTAGGTCTATACCATCAAGTTTTAATGGTTTGCTATCATCAGGATCCATTTCGAATCCTGCTTCTTTACTTGCAGCTTTGAGTGCATTCTCAAAATCTCTGATGCTAACCTTATTCTTTAGTTTCTGCTTGTACTTCGTATACTCAGCAGGTAGGCTTTTCTTAGCATAGGCCATAGCTTTAATATTCTGCTCTGAAAACACCTCGTCAATGTCTACGTTATCTTTTAGAACCAGTTCTTTGACCAGCTCCTCCATTGACTGAGAACCATGAACTATGGGAGCTTTGACTGTGCACTTTGGATTACAGGTGAAGCCCAGAGCCTCTTGTATGTAGCTGCAGGTATGCGGCTTATCTTCTTTGAGTGCTCGTCTGATTCTCTTTTCAGTTTCAGTCTTATCGTATTTGGGATAGTCCTTGCTGTATTCGTGAACTACTCCAGCTCCACCTTTAGTTAGAGCCATGTTACTGATCATTGCATGCCAGTATGGCTCTGGGAGGGTTTTAGCATTATCCCTGCAATGCCTTATGAAGCTGCATTTCTCAGTGATCCTTTCTGCTGATGCTTCTGAGGTACTTTTCACCACAGCTCTTTCTTCAACAGGTTTGGAGACGGAGCTGTATTTTTTGAAGGTATCGATACTGTACCTTGTTCCATTTGATTCCATGACCTTGCATTCAGTCTTATTCTTCTAGTTTGTTGATTTAGTGTTCCTGGTATCCTTAGTCATTCTTGTCAATGTCATATACTGAATCGATTCTCCACCCCTAGGATCTTAGCTCTTTCATTGATGTGTTTACCCCAACCGGAAACTATGTCCTTGATCTGCTCCATTTCCTGCTTTGAACTAATGATGAATGGTTCATTGAGGAGCCAGTATACATGCATACCATTTCCTGACCAAACAATGATGCTTGGTTTCACTGGAAGGCTACCCATGAACTGAAGTGCAATTTCCCTAGTTTCAGGGAGAGCAGTCTCTGCATGAGCTGCTCCCTTTACATCGATATCTGCATATAGCACATTAACTGAATGGATATCATGATCACTGCCTCGTAGTCCTAAACCAAGCTGCTTCTTTCGTAGGTTCACCCCGAAGAAGGTGTTGGTTTTCTTTTCCCAAGCTCTGCTGCCTTTTTCTCTGCTTTATCGAGCTCAGTTACCTTGAACCAGAAAGTTTCTTTTTCAGGGATGGTATTCAGTGTTATATACCCGTCTTTACAACCTTTATATATTTCCCTTAAAAACCCTTGATTGACCATTGTATCCCTCCCCTGCGACCTTCTCACCGATTCTGTTTGTCTCCTCACACAGATCATTGAAGTATCTTATCTTCATGTTCCTATGTTCTGCTCTTTCAATCTCCTTAACCATGCCAGGGGAGCGCTTGTTTCCAAACACCCAGAGCTCTCTGCACTTTGAAAGAAGAACTATTCCCATGAACAGTGCATCTTCTCTTTCTTCCGGTTGGTTGTCGTCCATGAACTGAGGGAACAGGAGGTGTGGAGCTATTGGGATAACTCCCTTAGTCACAGCAAACCTGCTGTATCTTCTGGCTCTTTCAACATTGGTAGCAGTGTCCCCTGCAAAGGGTGAGCATATGTATACTACTGGTTTGAACCTTCTTTCTTTCTCTATTCTCACTAAAGCAGCATATGCTGTTGGATCTATGTAATGTTCTGTATTGTATAGATTTACGCGTTCCATTTTATCAACTCCATGTTCATTATTCTTTCCCGCTCCAGGACCTTCCTTAAGCCTCTCATTGCTCCGTCCAAATCTCCTGCGAGAGCTTGTCCTCTTATGGTTTTGTATGTTTGCTTTGGGATGCTACACTTGTAGCTCTCCAAGTCTTGTATGAATTTCTTTCGTTCAATCATCCTAGCTCCTCCATGCTTCCGAATCTGTCTCCTATGGCTCCTTCGGCTACGATTGGTACATCGAAGCCTTCGAAAGGAACTGCCTCCATGCAGCCTTTTACGAAGGTATACGCCTCTTGTACCTTATCCTCTGGTACTTCGAATACAAGCTCGTCATGGATGGTTAGCAGAGGCTTTATGTATTGTCTCTCGCTTAATCCTTCTATGAGCCTTGCCATAGCGAGCTTCAATATATCTGCTGCTGTGCCCTGTATCGGCGTGTTTAAGGCGCACCTCTCCCAGTAGGACCTTACACCCCACTCAGCGCTTAGGATGCCTTTGAGGTACCTTCTACGTCCTAAAGAGGTCTCGCTGTATCTTTTATGCTTTGCTATACTTTTTGTGTCGTTCTGCCACCTGGTTAGTCCTGGATAGCCTGACTTCAGGCTGTTTATTATCTTTGCACATTCTTCTTCAGTCTTTACTAGGCCTGCCTTGAACTGCAGGTTACGCTGTAACCCTTTTGGATATAGGCCATAAAACACTCCAAAATTAGAATTTTTAGCTATGCTTCGTCTTTCTTTGTAGTCCTTGTGAGCAGTATCCAATGCTTCATCGAATGGGATGTTGTAGATAACCGATGTAGTTTGAGCATGTATGTCTCCACCATTCCTGTAGGTTTCAAGCATCCTCGCATCTCTGCAGTAATATGCTCCGACCCTTAGCTCAATCTGTGAGAAATCCAGGTCCAGGAACTTATTGCCATCAGCTGCTTTGAAGAAGTTACGCACTCCCACACGATCATTGCCCTTTCTTGGTATGTTCTGTAGATTTGGTTTCCTGCTGGCGAAACGCCCTGTTTCGGTTCCAAGCTGAAAGAAGTTAGGATGGATCCTGCCAGTAACATCATTTACCTGGGTTAGGTATCCGTCTATGTACGTTGACTTAAGCTTCCCCCACTTCCGGAACTCCAGGACCTTATCAAAAAGTGGTACGAGCTCAGGTCTGTTGACTTTGCTCCAATCAGCTAAGAGCATTAGAGCTTCGTCATCTGCTGCTTCGTTAAACTTCTCAGTGGTCTTTAGAACTGGGAGCTCCAGCTCCGTGTACAGAAAATCCTTGAACTCCTTCGTTGCTGCATTAAGCCCCAGGTTGACCTCTCCGATCATGTCAGAGATATCTTGCCTCAACTGGCTTAGCTTCTCTTCAGCCTCTACCTTCTTCTCAAGCATCAGGTCAATGTCTACAAGGATTCCATTATGCTTCATAAGCCCGACAAATACTGCTGTGGGTGACTCTATCTTCTCGACTATGTACCTATGGCTTGGCATGTACTTATCGAACCACTCATTGAATAAATGGTATATCCTTAAAGTGTAGTCCGAGTCTGCACAAGCGTATCTGATGGTCTCATCGTCATCTGGATCCATCTCATCAAAGTGCCTGCCTGCAGTCACATCAGCGAAGCTTGGCATATCCACTCCAAAGAACTCTGGTACCAGCTTCTTAAGTCCACTGTCCTTAAGCTCCCGAAACTCTGTCTCTGTCTTAAGAGTCAGCTGGCTTGCAGCAATGGTGTCGTAGCAAGGCTCATGGATCACAGTTCCTTGGTGGTAATAGAACATTGTTTCGAAGGCTAAGTTATGCGCAATTTTTATCCTGCTTCTATCGGTTAGTAGTTTTGCAACATAGGATTCAACATCCTGCATATTTGTTACGTTGTTTCCTCTAACATGGCGAAGGGGTACATAAACTCCTGTTCCTTCGCTTACACTGAATGACACTCCTGTGATTCTTGATTTATGTGGATCAAGAGCTGCAAACTCCTCACCTCTATGCTCCTCATCAGCTGAGGTCTCAATGTCGAAGGAGAATATGCTGCTTTCGCCTATATAATCTTTAAGTTCATCCAGTGTCCTCACACACTTGTAGTCTGTCATATGATCTCCTTATAGGAGGAGCAGGCAGTTAACCTGCTCCGTTACAATTCTTCTTATCTGAATTTGTCCAGTATCTCACCGGTTTCCACGTCTATGAATGGATTCTCATTATCGTCAACCCCGTCAATTTCGTAGCTGATCTTGCCGCTAAGTATTTTGACATCCTCAGCTACCTTCGCTACTACACTTACCTCGTCACTAGTGAGGAGCCTATCTATGGAGAATCTTGCCTGTGAATAGGCTATTCCTCCACTGTTTGTGGCTTTCCTCAATGTGAACCTCGTAACGACTGTATGAGCTTTATGTCCTTTACACAGGAGCTTTGTCACATATTTAGTGAACTCCTTGATGGAGCCTGTAGGTAGTGTTATTAGCACGGGTAGCAGGTTTCCTTCAAACAGGAGATAAATCCTACGCCTAGCCTTGCAGGCCTTGCTGTTGTTTTCTCCGCTGCCGAACTTGTTGTACTGGCAGGAACTGCAAGAACCTCCAGGATTACCTTCTCCAAATATGCCATCATAGCTGCCACAGTCTGGTGGCTGATTCCCTCCTGTGTATTTATTCCTGTAGAACATCTGCATTGGGTGATGATATAGGATTACTCCTTTGAATTCTTTCACTGTTTCAGGCTCACTAGAATCATCTCCAGGTATTTCAAACATGGTGGCGCCACCAGAGGGTAGCTTCACCCTTTCAAAGCTCAGGTCCATGCCTGCAAGTTCCTCAGTTAATGTGTCTGCTAGGTTGAAGTCCGCCAGCTTAAGAAATCCCTCATTTGTGCTTGGTACTGCAATTTCGTTGTTTTTCAATTTTGTGTCCTCCTCGATTTATTTCAAGCTTCTATGCTCTTATTTTCTTTGTTGCGTTGTTGCGGTGTTGCTTTGTTGCGGTGTTGCGATGTATGCGATGTATCAGGTGCTTTAAGCCTTCCTGACCCCAACTGTGGTCCTCTCGAATACGTTTACTTTACCTTCGAGCCAATTGGGTAATAAATCCTCATTCTCTGATATCTGCTCTTTGACGAAGGCAGACAGACTGTTTGCGTTGACAGTCTCAACCACAAGGGATCCATACCCTTGTTTCTTGAGGGCTTCAAAAAGCTCCTCTTTCTTCTCTCCAGCAGCGGATGCGTAAATCTTGGTGTTAAGGTAAAATAGTGTACCGCTGCGATTGAAGCTCTGTGTCTCATTGTTAATCATTAGTTCGGTTAGCCTCTGGTCCGTTTCCTCGATTGTTTTGTTTATGAATTTTAGTTCTTCCTCCACTTGCTTCTTTACACTTCTGAGGTCCTTTAGCTTGTCTGCTAGTTTGAATATCTCGATTCTCTATGTTCCTCCCCTCCCCTTATGTGATTATGTTCTTCCAGTTGTCCACGATTGAATGTGCAATATCCTCCTTCTTCTGGAGAGCAGTGAGTACTGTCTCGTCGATAGTTCCTTTAGCAACCAAGTGAATGTACACGCATTTGTTCTTCTGGCCAATCCTATGTATCCTGGCCTTTGCCTGAATGTAATCTGCGTAGTTGTAGGATAGACTGTAGAAGACGCAGGTGCTTGCTGCCGTCAGGGTTATCCCCATTGAAGTGGTTTGTATCTGTCCCAAGAAGACTCTGCATTCTGGGTCCTCCTGGAAGCGCCGGATCTCTTCTGCCCTATCTCTTGTACTTCCGTGGATAGTAGCGTGCCCGACCATTCTGTTTTCAAAGAGCTTTTTGATCTGTTCTATCTCCGGGATGAACCTGGCCATTACAACAAGCTTTTCTCCTGATTCTAGAACTGAGTCCAGGATATCCTCCAGAGCTTCAAGCTTAGCACTTGATACTTGCTCGTAGCGCTCTGTTTCATCGTCTGCCCTGATGAATCCCCCGGTCATCTGCTGAAGCCTTAGAATCCTTGTAAGGATATTTGTGGCTGTTACCTCTCCCTTGGATAGTTCCAAGTATGAGTCCCTTACGAACTCCCTGTACTGCTTTAGAGCTTTTGGTTCGAGGGTTATTGGATGTATCTCGTCGATTGTCTCTGGAAGGTCCAGAGCGTCAGCCTTAGTTACTCTGTAAGCTATTGAATGTGCCTTCTCTATGAGCTCTGACATATTCTTATAGGCTACTGGCTGATGGAATGTTCCAAGCACCGCAAATCGGTTCTTGAATGCGTAGAAGGAGCTTCCGAAGATGCTCTCATCCAGCATCTTATACTGGGAGTAAAGGTCTAGTGGATTCTGAGTTACTGGTGATCCTGTTAGGATCATCCTGAATCTGCATTTCCTTGCAATTCTGTGGACTGACTTGCTGGTCTTGGCTCCTGGATTCTTAATCCTTGTTGATTCGTCTGCTATGATGAAGTCAGGTGACCACTTGAGAAGTTCATCCTCGAGTAATGGGACGCTGTCGTAGTTGACTACTGCTATCTGGAGTCCTGGACCTGTGATCGTCTTTAATTGTTGCACCTTTTTCACGGTGCTTCCTGATAGGATTCGCAGTATGTACTGAATGTTTGAGAATTTTTCAAACTCCTCTTCCCACACTCCAACGATTGATTTCGGTGCGATGATGAGAGCTCGTTTTATCTTGTTGTTCAGGTATGCTCTGCCTAGTACTGCGATTGTTGTGATTGTCTTGCCGCAGCCCAT